AAAGTCTCCTAAAAAGTCTCCTAAAAAGTCTCCTAAAAAGTCTCCTAAAAAGTCTCCTAAAAAGTCTCCTAAAAAGTCTCCTAAAAAGTCTCCTAAAAAAGTCTCCTAAAAAGTCTCACATGATTTAGTTTATTTTTTTTTAGAAGTTGGTCTTTTAACTCTTTCATCTATTAGTGTAACTATTGTTTTTGTTAAAAATGCACCTGTAATAACCTTTGTTTCTACACCTGACAACCTAGCACCGTAAACCATTAATATATAAAAAATTGCAAATCTTGTAATATTTTCCACTGTTGTATCATTTGTTAATGTAAGTTGTAAATACAAAAGGGCTATAAAAATACCTTTAATAATTTCACGTATTAATTCATAAAACATTTATTATAATATAAAAAGATTTTAATTATTTAAAAATTTTTTTTCAAAGTAATATTAATAAGATATGAGCTATTCGTATATAAAAAGTGTTTTCCCTAATTTTGAAAGTTTAAACAAAGCACATGACGATTCTCTTTATAGTAATTTACAACAAGCATCAACATCAGCATCAGCATCAGCATCAGCATCAACATCAGCATCAGCACCGGCGTCATCACCAGCATCAGCACCGGCGTCATCACCAGCATCAGCACCAGCATCAGCACCGGCGTCAGCGTCAGTGACACTGACGCAACCACCAGTTTACAGTGGTTTAGGTGATTTTGCAAGTTCTCTTTTCGAAAAAAATCCTACACAAAATAATTTAAAATACTATAATACGGGTGTATTTGACCAAGAATTCATTAAAACGCCAGTTGAATTGTATAAATACAATCAAACATTTTCACCATCTGATTCAGAACCTTACAATTACACGCAAAAATTTAAACCACAATCTATAAAAAATACAATAGAAAAATTTGAAATTGATAAAAACGATGATGGTAATGGTAATGGTTATGGTAATGGTAATGGTAATGGTAATGGTAATGGTAATGGTAATGGTAATGGTTATGGTGGTGGTGGTGGTGGTGGTGATTGTGATATTTATATAAAACACATTTTACAATGTAGTAAATGTAGAGAAGTAGTTACAAGACAATTTGGAATTGATTCGGATAGAATTAATAACGAAGAAATTATGGAAGTTATATCTTATTTAATATTTGGGTTATTTATATTATTATTAATAAATTCTATAAAAAATAAATAATAATTATTTTTACAAAAGAAGAAATTAGATCTTCTCTGTGGATTAACAATTAACTTTACGTATGTTAATAAATTATAATTTAATTTATTAAAATAAGAAAGATAACATAAAATGGATATTGATGAAAACGATCTATTGTATAGTAATAGTTTTATGTCAGAACCTGATTTAACAAATGAAATAGGAGATGATTTCAATAATGAATTTAAAACTTTTTATAAAAATGAACAACAATCAAATGAAAAAAAGAAATTAAGAGAAAGTCTTGATAGATTATCTATTAGAAGTATTCGTTTAGAAGAAGATACGGATGAACAAAGTATGATAAATACAAATCAATATGCATCTTCTTCTATAAAAAGTAACGGTGGAGGAGGTGGTAGACAAGAACGAAAAACAAAGGAGATTATTACATATGTCAGTATTGATTCGAGGGACCGTGATAAATTATTATATAAAAAACCAGGTAAATTTAAAATATTCTTGGGTAAAACTTTTTACAATGTAAAAACAATAAGATTATCTAGTATAGAATTTCCAAATACAAATGCTGTTATTAACACATCAAACCATCATATTTATTGGAGAAATAAAGAAGATATTACAAATGATACTTTAAATGCTATTACAAAGGAGTATCCAGAATATCTTGTTAAATTACGTACAGGTAGTTATGTTTCGTCATCTTTGCAAAATGAAATTTCAAACAAAGTATCATTAGTTAAAAGAAAAGATAATCTAGGAAGTTTTCATTATTTCTTGGTATCATTAGATATTGATACAGATGTTGTAACCTTTACTTCACTTATTTTGACGCAATTAAGTAACAATTCTTTACAAACTTCTGTAAATACTGGGATTATCGTAGTAACAGCTACAAATCATGGATTTTCTGATGGAGAATATATATATATAGTAGGAGCTCAAACACTTGCTGGTATACAAGGTAGTGCTATAAATACAAAACAAAAAATTTCTGTATTAAATCAAAATACATTTGTATTTGAAGTAAATGTAAATGCTTCTCAAACAGTATCTGGAGGTGGAAACACATTAAAAACTGGTAAAATTGCTCCTTTTCAACTTTTATTTGGAGAACACGGGAGTACAGTTGCTCAAAATATAGGTTATCCTTTAGAAAATAGTTCAGAATTGATAAATACTTATATAAAATCTATTATGAATTTACATCAAGCCACCATAACAACTATACAACCAAATAATTTTAAAGAAACATCAAATTTTTTAGGAAAACCATGTATGATATATTCAGGTGGTGTTTCGCCGAATATAGATGGGGCTGTTATTATTACAAGAATTATATCTAGTACAATCTTTCTAGTAAATATTAGTTCTAAATTAGTATTAGAAAGTTATAATTCAGGACAGGTTGTTTTTAATAATCAGACCTTTAATATTCAATCTATTTCAAATTACAAAACAAATAATATTTTAGTTACCACATTTTCAAAACATAATTATACATTAAATGATAGAAATGCCGATATTACTTTATCTGGAACAAATACTACACCTAATTTAGATGACACTTTTAAATTATCATATGTATTTCAAGATACAAGTTTTGTAATAGGTGGTGCACTTCCATCAGGAGGTGAAAGTATTAATAATAAAATTGGTTCAGGTGGGTTTATACCAAGATACCGACCATTAACTACTTATATTGTATCCATAACCAATGTTATTATTTCACCAGACACTATTACATTAACTTGTCCCAATCATAATTTACAATTAGGAGATTCAGTAATTATACAAAATCTCTCAACATCTCCACCGATAAAAAATATACCGTTTTCTATTTATGCTATACCAAGTTCTAATAGTATTGTAATAAATACATCTATTAAAACAGTTAATAACGATGGTATTTTGAATAAAAGTGCTTATTTATCATGTGGACTTTTTACAGTATCATTCCCAAATCACAACTTTAATAAAATTATTAGTATACGAAATACAACCGGTACACCATCTAACCAAACATATGGAAATTTAATATCGTTACAAACACAATTGCCACATAATTTTACAAATAATCAACTAGTTCGTTTTACTCATACAAATACTATACCAAATATTGACAATAGTTATTATATTACAGTAACTGGACAAGACACAATTACTATTCCTTATTCGTACCCTTTAATTTCATCCGGTACATCCGGTATTGTAGGATTTGATCAAAAATTCTATTTATATGATGCGATTAATGTAGGTGGTATATCCGAATCAAATATAAACTCTAAAGAATTTACAGTAAGAGACATAGTAGATGAAAATACATTTACATTTTATAATTCTGGATCATTTGCAAATTCTATTGAAACTGGAGGTGGAGGTAACTTATATATAAGTAGTTTAACGCATGGGTTTAAGGGACAACAAACAAATACAAAAAATAATATTTTAAATAGATCTATTAATTTACAAGGAGAAAATTATTCATTCTTGTGTTCACCACAATTATCTACCATGTTAAATACTGGCAAAGTTAAAAATATATTTGCAAGAATATCATTATCAGAATCTCCAGGAAGTATGGTTTTTACATATCTAAGTAATCCTAAAAGTTTTGATACTGTGCCATTAAATAGTCTACAAGAATTAGAATTTTCAATATTAAATTACGATGGAACATTTTACGAATTTAATGATCTTGATTATTCTTTTACATTGGAAATTACAGAAATTCAAGATGTAATTGACAATTTTAACTTTTCTAGTAAACGTGGTATCATTTAGTCTTCTAAAATACAACAAGTATTATTGTTCTTTTCAATTTTATTGTTTTTTATATATTCTATTTTAACATCGGCATGTTCATCTAAATTGACACTTTGATTTTGAAAAATGGCATTTTTAAAATGATCTTTGTAAAATGTACGTCTTCCAGCACTTTGTGTTTTATAAACTGAAAAGTTGTCTTGTAAATCTATTATCATAGGATTACGTTCAATGTGGGTTTTTCTAAACACTCTACCAATTATTTGTTCTAACTTTCCACTCTCATTTTTTGTTGTATTTTTTAAATGTCCTATAAACTTTTTAGGACTTGTTAAAATTAATGTATCTAGGTCTTTTTCTGATACACCTTCACCAAAAGCCGCATATGTAGCCAAAATTACATCACATGATTTGCTTTTTTCTAACTCTGCTATTTTCATAGATCCTAAAAATAATCCATATGTAAAAGTTATATTCAGGTCTTTATCTAAAAAACTATAAAATTTTTGTAAATGAGTTCTACGATCACTTAAAACTAATATTCTTCTCTTTTCTTTTATACAATCTTTAATAATTTCTATAATTAAATTATTTCTCTTTTCCATATTTACCAATTCACTCAACATACTAGTAAATTGAATTGTATTTTTACCAGTAAATCTATTCATTGTGCAAATTTCTTTATAATCTACACTGTCTATTTTTAAATTTCTTATAATTGGTGGTTTCCCTTTTCTTTCTTCATTTACCGATTTATATACAACATCTCCTATATGCCATTTAAATACATATTCGCAACCATCTGCCCTATTAGGTGTAGCAGATAATCCTATAGTATATTTTGAACATAATTTAAACAACATTTTTGAAAACATTTGACTCCCAGTATTATGAATTTCATCTATTACAGTAATAGCACAGTCTTTAAATAATGAATCTGGATAATCTATCCTTGATAAACTTTGCAACATTGCAATAATTATATCTTTACCTTCTACATCAATATTATTTTTCCCTTGAATAATACCTACTTTGGCATCTGGTAAAAATGTAGCTATTTCATTTTGCCATTGTTTCATTAAAGGAATTTTATTAACTACTATAATAGCTTTCATCTTTAATTTTGATAAAACGTATAATAAACTTACAGTTTTTCCACTACCTGTACCCATAGATAAAATCCCACCACCCTTTTTTTTACAATTTTCAATTAACGTATCAATTGGTTCTTTTTGTCTTTCTAATAAATTACCTTTAAATCTAATTTCATTTTCCCATTCCTTACCAATATAATTCGGCATAAAAAGATTAGGTTGACCATACCTAGATATTCCAAACATTTTGGGGATATACATTTTATTTTTTGTTTCTATATAAACTGAAAATGAAGTATCTTCATTGTTATTATTTGTAAATTTAGTATCTACCAAGGGCCTTGCTTTTAGAATTCTTTTTAATTCAACCAGTTCTTCTTTTGAAATAGAATCTTTTTTAATTACATACCCTTTTTTACTTAGATAACATGAATCTGACACATTCGACATTTTTATTAATTAATTGACTAATAAAAATATTCAATTTTAAAGTTATTTTACCCATGCTTGGTAGTCTTCATATACCGCATTTGAACTATTATCAGATGGCTTAGAAGATATAACTTTGCTAATATCATATCTTCTGATTGGATAACATCCTTCACTAGTTGGTGCAGCTGGGGGAGCTGGTGGAGTCACTAGTGATACAGCTCCTGATGGAATTGATTGGATTACCCTGGTAATAGCTTCTTCAATCTTTTTAGGATCACCTTGATTAGGTGCAATAGCTTGTTCTGCAAGTTGTTTTAAAGCAGTTGCTCCGGCTTCTGTAGTAACATTAGCTGCAACAATGTTGGCAATACCAGCAATATCGGCTGGAGAAGATGCACTTTTCGAATCTGAAGCTTGCGCTAATACTTTAAGAGCTTCAACTGATTGTTGAGATGACACTGGGACATCACCTTTAACAACTGGTGGAATTGATTCGATTACCTTGATAATAGCTTCATCAACTCTTTTAGGATCACCTTGAGCAGGTACAACGGCTTGTTCTGCGAGTTGTTTTAAAGCAGTTTCTCCGGCGTTTGTAGTAACATTAACTCCAACAATGTTGGCAATTGTAGCAATATCGGCTGGAGAAGATGCACTTTTCGAATCTGAAGCTTGCGCTAATACTTTAAGAGCTTCAACTGATTGTTGAGATGACACTGGGGTAGGAATTGATTCGATTACCTTGGTAATAGCTTCTTCAATTTTTTTAGGATCACCTTGATTAGGTACAGCAGCTTGTTCTGCGAGTTGTTTTAAAGCATTTGCTCCGGCTTCTGTAGTAACATTAGCTGCAACAATGTTGGTAATTGTAGCAATATCAACTGGAGAAGATGCGGCTGGAGAACCTGAAGCTTCCGCTAATACTTTAAGAGCTTCAACTGATTGTGTAGATGACACTGGGGGAGGAATTGATTCGATTACCTTGGTAATAGCTTCTTCTATTTTTTTAGGATCACCTTGATTAGGTACAGCAGCTTGTTCTGCGAGTTGTTTTAAAGCAGTTGCTCCGGCTTCTGTAGTAACATTAGCTGCAACAATGTTGGCAATTGTAGCAATATCAGCTGGAGAAGATGCGCCTATAGAACCTGAAGCTTCCGCTAATACTTTAAGAGCTTCAACTGATTGTGTAGATGACACTGGGGCATTACCTTTAACATCCTGTTGTACTGGACCCACATCCTCTAAAAATTCCCACAATGGTCTGTCATTAACAGCATTCATTGAAATCATAAATGCAATAGAAATTAATATAGCAGTAGATGGACTAAATTGTGATGTCCAAAGAATTAATGAAAAAATAAAAAGTTTAAAATATTGATTTTTAAATAAAAATAATACTTGACGTGGTAGTTCTGGAGCAAATAAACCAGAATACAAAACTAGTAATAAATGCAAAATACCCTTAAGATAAATTGTGTCTTTAAATGGTTGCATACTTTTTTCAATAGTAAAATCGAAATCTTTTATATATTCCATTATAGTTTATTATACTACTGATAAATAAAATAATTAATTTAATTTAAAAATAATAATAATGAAAAATAATAATAATAATAATAATGCAAAATAATAATAATGTAAATGTTCAGATTACTTACATGAATTCCATCGTTAAAGCTCCTTTGTTAATAATCAATACGTTATACGAAATAGCAAAGACATATAAAGTCAAATCTACATTACCTGATGGTAATTTTAAAAATAATGTAATATCATTAAATTTAGATGCATTTAAAGATCCAGTTGGTTGATTATCTTCCGGCTTGATACTAAACGGCATTGTATAAACATATTTTGATGGAATTACAGAGTGAACATTATCTGGAAATACACTACGATAATAAAATTCTGGAAGACTATCAAATCGTAATTTGCCATCTAATAATAAAGAGGCTTCTGTAATTAATGGTGTGTCATCTGGTGTTTTAGAATATACAAAATAGTTATTATTCTCTATATTTCTATTTTCTACTGCAAAGAATATAAATTCCTTACATGGATGATTAAATCTCAATTTACTACTATACACATCAGTATTATGTAATATCAATTCATCCCCATTATACTGTATCTGTTCTATAATATATTTATGTTTTTCTTTTAAAAATTTTTGCCTTATAATATCATCTAAAAATATATATTCGGCTATTATATTAGAACTTATAATAGAAACTTCAGCAGGCTCGTCACCATCGTAATTTATACATTCTGAAAAATTTTTTAATTTAAAACTTATCTTCACGTCCTGATAAGCCATACACAACAATGGTAAAGCACAATTGTATTGTTTTGTAAACCAAAAATCTAAAGGAATTATTAAATCAACATATTTTTCAGCATTGTATTTACTTGCAACATATGTATCGGATTTTAACAACATAAAATTTTTACCTAATTTTTTTGCACTTGACGTTAATTCATCCCAAGCATTTAGAAATTGAGGATAAACTCTATCAACTATCTCTCCTCCAATCTGCAATTCTATACAATCATCAAATATAGCATACCCTAAGGTGTCTGACCATGATGCATAAGTACCACCATTTTTTACAATAGGTGGTAAACGTATATGTAAATGCATTTTTGATAATAGGTCCCCTCTTTTCTGAACATCGCATGTAATTCTTTTACCAAATGTTATATTCTCATTTGAAACTAATTTAACAGTCTCTGTCGCAAAATTTACATAACGATAATAATTATATTTAAAAATATTGATTTGAGGATCCTTTGTTAAAAAAATATCTTGTAAACCTACCGCCTGTAATTGTAAAAGACTCGGTGACATATATAAAAAACTTATAAAAAAAATTACAACTTCTAACAAACTACATTACTTCTTAAACCATAATTAAAAGTTTTTAATTTTTGTTTTAATTCGTTAATTAAATGATCGCCTTTATTTTCTATTTCTTGTATTTCTTGTATTTCTTGTATTTCTTGTATTTCTTGTATTTCTTGTATTTTACCAAGTGTTGTAATAATTGACGTTTTAGCAATATTACTTTTACTTTCATTACAATATTTTGCTGATAAATTGTTACTAGAGTTATACAAATATTCATTCAATATTCTCTCTTCATCTATTTCATATTCAAAATAATTAATTTCATCATTAAAGCTTCTTTGCCAAATAGATGAGGTACCTTGTTTTTCTTTTTCTTTAGTTTGGCTTTCAATGTTTTTTGGAATTGTAGGAATTATGGGAATTGTTCGAATTTGAATTTCTGTGTCTTTATTCAAAAATGATACAAAAGATAATGTATACATTTTAACAGTATCAGTCAACTTTGAATCCCATACCCACCCCTTCTTTACCGATTCATTTTCACAAAAAAGTTCACATATATGTTCCTCGTCAATAACTTGTTTAAATTGCAAAGACATTGTTTCTTGTAAAAAATTAATACAATTTTGAAATCCAGAATCAGTATTATTATTATTATTATTATTATTATTATTATTATTATTATTATTATTATTATATATAGAATACTTATTGTTAATATTATCTTTAACCAAAATTAAATACGTAGCCATATAATATACGATTAGTAAAATAATTTTTACAATTAGACATCACGTATTGTCAATAAAAAAATTGAAATAATCTTTTTGATAAGATTATTTTAACAGCTGATGAGTCTTCAATTCTCAAAATACATATTGCAATTTTCTAAAAATACTGAAAATGAACAAACACATTTATCTTTTAAAAATGGCAAATACAATGTCCCAGATAATTACGCCGATGTTTTTTATAAACGTTATTATCACGAAATGATCAATGAAGAAAAAAGAATTGATCTTTATTTAATTGAAAAGGTTTATAATTCAAATTTTGCTTACTTTTTAGATTTAGAAATTCCTAAAAATAAATTGCCAAACAATGAAACTTTAACCGATGATAACATTAAAGATATTATCAATGAAGCTAAAAATGTATTAGAATCCTTGTTTTCTAATCCAAATACTAATTGTATTGTATCAAAAAGAAACGATAATTACCATATTAATTTTTTTAATATTATCGTAAATAGTGCTATTGCAAAAACAATTACAAATGAAATTTTAAAAAGTGACAATATTGTAAAATGTATTGATACTTCTGTTTATAGAACTGGATTACGTTTACTTGGATCTAAAAAATTAGAAAAAAAAGATGAAGATGAAAATGAAAACAACAAAGATAACAAATTTTATAAAATTTACGATATTGAATCTGGAAAATTTACAGAATTAGAAAACACAACTTTTGATCAATTTTTACAAACTACAGTTAGAAGAAAAAGTAGTAATCAATTAACTAAATTAAAAGATTCAGATAAAACCAAAAATTTAATAGTATTAAATGAAAGTAATAAAAATACTATTAAAGGCATTAACAATGCCGAGATTGATTTAGAATTGAATCGTCTTTTAAAAAATTTAAAAATAGAAAATAAATGTCTTGAAAATTTTGATACTTCTATTCAAAAAATTCTTGCAAAGCAAAATAAGATGGGTATGTTTTGTTATTACATTTCTATTAATGATAAAAATTGCCCATTCAAAATGAGAGAACATCAAAGAGAATCAAGTCCTATTTATTTTGAAATAAATCCATCTAAAATTTATATGAGATGTAGAGACTCTGAATGTCTACGTAGACATTTTCCAGACAATGGAATCATGTTACCAGAATCATTTAGTAAAGATTATCCCAATACTTTTCTCAGTATGACTACAAAATATTGGCATTCAGAAATTAATGTAACAGAAGATATTAAAGAACATCTTGAATCAAGTTTATCCGGTTCACATTATCAAATTGCAAAAGCAATTTTTCATATTTATAAAAATCGTTTTAGAGTAGACGATATTAAAAACACAGAATGGTACGAATTTGGAGGTGTAAGATGGAAGAAAAGTCATCTTATGAATATTATTATTTCAGAAGAACTTCCCAAATACTACCGTTCAATTAAAATTAGCGATACATCTACGCAATCAAAAAATTTACAAGATTTTCTAGTTAATACAGAAAAATTAGATTCAAATATGAGAAATCAAATGGTTGACAATATTATCACAAAATTAGAAAATGTTTCTTTTAAAAATAATATTATTTCACAATTAATCTACCTTTTTAAAACACACGATCCAGATTTTTATATTAATTTAGATTCTATTCCAAATCTTGTAGGATTTAGAAATGGCGTATACGATTTTGATAAAGGAGCATTTAGAGAAGGGCTTCAATCCGACTGTATTACATTTTCTACAAATTATGATTACACACATTACGATAGTGATCTTCCACAAGTACAAGATATTTATGCATTTTTAAAACAAATTATTCCAAATAGAAAAGTATTAGAATATACATTAAAAGTATTAGGTAAATCATTAATTGGAGCTCCCGATGAAAGATTCTATATTTGGACAGGACTTTCTGGAGCTAATGGAAAATCTACTTTGGTAAACTTTTTAGAAAATACTTTAGGAGACTATATAACTTCTGTAGATGTCTCTCTTCTTACAAATAAAAGAGCAGGATCAGGCAATGCATCTCCAGATGTTGTTAGACTTCGTGGAAAAAGAATTTTTGCATTTCAAGAACCTGAACACGACGATAAACTTCGTACAGGTATATTAAAACAATATACCGGAGGAGATACTATTATTGCAAGAGAATTATTTAAAGCACCTATCACATTTAAACTTCAAGGGACAATGATCATGTGCTGTAATGATCTACCTTCAGTAAGTTCAGTTGACGGGGGGACGTGGCGAAGAATCAGAGTTGTAGAATTCAAGTCGAGATTTTGTGATAATCCAGTAAAACCAAACGAATTTAAAATTGACCCAACTATTAAATATAAAATTAAATCATGGAGACCTTACTTTATGAGTATACTTATTCATTGGTACAATAAATTCCTTGAAGAAGGTATGAACGAACCAGAAGAAGTTACAAAAGCAACTGCTAAATATAAAGTTGATAATGATAAATTTAATGAATTCTTTGATCAATCTTTGGAGGAACATACCTGTTCATTTGAAACAAACAAAAATATTTATAGTCACTTTTCTAGTTGGTGGTCTAATAATTATCCTAATTCAAGAATTCCTGAAATTAAAGATCTCAGACGTGCAATGAAAATTAAATTCGGAAATGAAAAAGAACAAATCATAGATGGATGCATGAATTATGGTTTCAATGTTAAAATAAAACATAACAATAAAGCAGAAATAATAGATGACATTGAAGAAGACCTTTAAAAATGTTTATTTTATTTATCTATAAAAGTTTTAGAAGTATTTATTTAATTTATATTACCGGTTAATGGCTAATCTAATTCAGTTTGTTATTCA